TGCCTTGACACCCGGCCGTTTTGCTCCCTCGATCTGCCGCTCATGGAAAGCGTTATTAATCTCCGTACGTGCTAGTCGCACAGCCGAGTACGCGGATCCACCCGGCGCTGTCGGGCTGACATACTTGTAAACGTCCTTCGCTAGTTCCTTAGCCGAAAGTCCGGAAATCAAGCCTTGCCTGATGATCTGTTCCACACGGCCGTCGTCGAGCGCGCGCTGGTGGTACACCCGGCTAGACAAAGCTCGAGCACGGCGAGCGGCATCACTCTTGAGCCCTGATTGCCCAGCGGCCCTGAGACCGGCCACAAGCGTTTCAGCGGCCCGCTCGGACAGCGACGCGTATGCCACGCGTTCCAACGCCTCTATGGCGTCCTCAGAGGCCTGCAAGCTGTCAAGGATGGCCCGCTCCACCAGTGGATTGATCCGGCCGACCCACATTTGCCTCAATAGCGCCTGCACGGCAGCTAGCGTGATACGCAGTTGAGCGGCCCGAACCTGTCCCCCCACTCCAACAGGCAACCCAGCGATACGTCGCTCGATTGCCTTTGCTGTGGCTTCCAGGATCCGCCGGAGTTCCGCTTCCGTTGTCGCCTGCAACTTGCGATACGGCTGGAACTCCGGTCCGCTAGGCTGCGCCAGTGCCACCGGATGCTCCGGCGGTTTCTGCGTTTAACTGCGCCGTACCAAGCTGAGCCTCATTCCGGGCTTTGAACTCCGCTTGTGCCGTGCTACCGATGTCCTCTGGGAAGACATACCCGAGCTTAGTAGCCTCCTGGCGATAGAACGCGGAGTCGATAACCCCTCGATCCAGCATGTCATTGAGTTCAGCGAATCGAGCCACTCGATCGACAGGGACCGCATCCCCGGCCACGCATGCGATATCGACCCCAGCAAACGTGGTACTCTCGTAAGCGGGCATCCACATCTGCATGATGTCATGCCACATCTGCTGCTCAACATCGATGAGGAGTTGATTCTTCTCACCGGCCTTGCTGAGCATCGGACCGAGTTGGATCTGGAGCGCTACGCCGGATTGGGCTACTGAGACATCCACCGATCCAACGGCTACTTCCGGCGTCGATGAGACATTGTAAAGGGAGTCCCAAAGCCGGTTGTAATGTGCGCCGTAGACCTCATCGATGTTGTCAGCGCCCGGCACCTTATCCCATGAATCTCCGTCGTAGTGGACCACACGGCCCGGTCCGAGCAACCAGTCTACGGGCTTGTTCGTATCGGGATCGATGGGGCGACTCGCGTTGGTCGCATACATGCCGATACCGAGTAGCGCAGTTGCCAGGTCCTCATCGCTGATGCTCTGGTTGATCGCCCCCATGATCCGCTCGAGGCCACGAACCTCACTGCTACCGAAAGGATCACCCGGCTGCTCGCTGTTCTTCGTGTGGTACACCGGAAGCGCCGTGATCTGCGCAGGCAACAGAGTAACAGGCTGGATCACAGTCTCGGGGGCGACATCCGGGTCTTCCCACTTGTCGACCTCGAACAATCCTTCTTCGACGGTGATACCGCCGTTATCTGTCTTCCGATACGTCAAGCGCCGGATACGAGGGTCGCCAGCGTCATTCTCCGCCGTCTGGATGAGGTGACAGCCGATTACCGTCTCCATATCATCGTCTTCGAAGATCGGAAAGTACATGCTCGGATCGAGCGACGTCATCTTGATCCGAGAGCCTTGCGGCTTGTCCAGGTCACCGGTGATGTGCCAGATCGAGTCACCCCAGATCAGGTTGTACCGCTTCTTGCCGTTGAACTTGCTCTTGTACCGCTCCCGCTTCATCAGGTCAGCGATTGCAAGCTGTGCCGCCTGAACGGCGCTGCCTCCACTTGACCCATCTGCCGGAAGGGCGACTACCTGCCACGACGCACCGTAGTACCGGTTAGTCGTATCGATGATTGTGCGCGCCGAGGGAATGTAGATCGGCTGGGAGTTGGACCCCCGCAGAGCCACCTTCAGGATGTCTGGCGCATTCCAGTAGATCTGCTCATAGAGCTGGTAGGACTGAAGACGTGCGGCATCCAGATCGCTCTGAACGTACGCAGGCTTCTGCCCGAAGAACGCCTCCCCGGTGGAGTACGGGGTGAAGGCACCCGACGCCATTCCTCACCTCAGCCATTCATATTCGCGGTAGCGACGTATGAGCCGCCACTACCAAGTCCGGCAGTTCCAAAGTAACCACGGAAGAACCGGCCTAATGCCTCGACTCCGTGGTTGTCTTTGTCGAGGGGATTCTCGGAATCTGACCGCTGTTCGCTTTTCTTTTCTGGCCATTTGTAGCCCTCTCCCATTTCCCAGATCAGCATCTGGCAATGAGTCCGATCGATCATAAGACGTGGTCGGCGTTCCGCATCCCCCACGGGCAGGTGGAGATTCTGGACTTTCAACGCGCGCCTGATCAGGGTAAGACGAGTCTTGATTTCTCCGCCCGTATTTCTCGCTGCCGGAATACGCAGTTCACGTTGCATCGTACGCGTGTCGTCGGGTTCTGCCGGATCAGGATAGATCATACGGCACACGCGCACCAGCCCAGGATATTCTAGCTTCAGATCGTCACAGACCTCTTTAGTATCCAACTGCTGCCGCCGAAATTCACGTAGCACTCGAATATCACCGAAGGGCCCGACCTGGATGAAAAGCACGACGAAGGGGTTAGTGAAACCGTAGTCAACGGCCATGAAGAGGGGCCAGTCCGGCCGATAGTCGAAGTCACCCAAGTGGATGTCTTCGTCATACTCCTTCATGACCGTACCGGTCTTGTCGGTGAACTCCGCACCGTACTGCCGGTCGAATTCGTCCTTCGTCAGATCGCTTTCAGCTTCAAGGATTTCTGGGTCCTGTCGTCCGCCTGGGAAGACGACATCATTGGTCCAAGACGGTCGCTTCCAGGAAGCCCAAGATTGAAATCGCTCACTTTGTCCCCGTTCATATAAATGGTAGAGCAACGAGGAAGTGGAATTACCTTCTGGTACCCCTGAGAAAACAGCAATACCCCGACGGTCTGACAAGGTAGGGCGGATGTACTGCCCCCAAGTATTCCGCTTGTGTCGCCCAGCCTCGACCATAAGAACCCAGTCGAGACCATCCCCGACGAGCTTGTCAGGGTGCTGCGCGGATTTTCCAATGATCTCAGCTCCATTAGCCAACGCGATATGCAGTGCGCCAGCGTCCGAGTTTTTGACGAAGCGAATGGCGTCCTTGTCCAGACCGATCTTACGAAGCGCATCGTAGATGATGCGGAATTCCTTCTCTGCATCGGCATAGTTAGGACCAACCACCCAGCCAAGCGTCGGCGTCTTACCGTCGAATCGGGAAGGGGTAAGAGCCCGTGTGGCCATCTCATAGCCACCGAACATGGTCTTGCCCCAGCGCCGACCACACCGCACAACCTTGAATCGCGTGCGGTTCTGGTGCAGGTCCCGTTGACCGGCGTGAGGGTAGTAACCCCAGACGTCTTCAAAGAGGGCCGTCTTGGTCAGCACCGGGGCAGCCATTACTCCATCCCCGCCGTGTTGAACGCGCCCTCGAGCTCCGGCGCAGCCACCCCATTACCGGGGTCAGCCGGGTCGATGGCGTAGATCTGATGCATCCTCTCGATACCCGTCGGAACATGCGGGTCAGGCTGGGTGATGCCTGGCACCCCACCGAACTCAGAACTGATCGGATCATCGTAAGAATACGGGCTCTGAAGTACGTCTTGAGACGTGTAAACCTTTTTCGGCTCCGCATGATCCAGCCGCGGATTCAGCCCGTACTGGGGCCCAATCGGCTCACTCATTACTACCTCCGTCGTGCGGTGTTGAGACGACGACCTCCGCGCCAGTCGCCCTTGTTCGTTTTGAGGTTGTGCGCCCACTTCTTGGCAGCGGCCGGATGGACAGCCCACATCCATCGACGTTGCCTCTCGGATTTGAACTTACCCCCTCCGTGGACCCTCTGTCGGCTCGGCATCGTTGCCCTCCCTCTGTACAGCCAGCAATGCATCCCGGAGTTGCATCTCGGCCACCACCAAATCGGCTGGCGTCAAGATACCCCGGTTAATCAATGCTATCCGCAACACCGGGTCACCGGCCATTTGAAGGGTCTGAGAGCCTTCCTGAGCCCCTTGGGCGCGTTGCCGGTGGTCCCGTTCACCCCGGCGCTTCAAAAAGTCTGTGGAACCGTCCTGACCGGAGTTGAACGGGTGCTTGGTCATCGGGTTGTTCCGGTGCCAGGCAAATGTTTTGCCGCAGGTCTTGCAGATGTCGTCATCCTGAGGAGTCGGCATCGTCTTCATCCTCCCACTCACCCTCGATGATGAGGGGTTCATCTTGCGGAGCACCATCATCCAGCACGATCGCAGCAGCAATCATTTGGCGCGTGTTGTCACTGGCCTCGAGCTCGATAACCGAAGTCGCCTTGCCCTTGACGTGCTCGAGGATGAACTGGGCACACTTGAATTTAGTCCCAGCATCCACGCACGGACGGCCTCTGTCATCCACGCTGTCATCCGTCATCAGGTCGACAATGACCTCCATAGCCTTGTCAACCTGCTCACCGATCAGCGCATTGGTATGGGCCAGCAATCGCTTCTTGGCCTCGCGCATAATCTCAGGGGTGATCCATGTAGGAGGCTTACCACTGAACCTGCCCCGCTTGTTCTTGGGCATCCCGCGAGCAAGCTCTTCGAGATCCCATTCTTCGATGGGCTTGAATCCCCCATGCTGAACAAGCAATTCCAAATCTTGCTTGTGGTGCG